GCGCAAAGAACCACAACCAGCAATCAAACTCGTGGTTGATCCAGAAAGTTTACACGAATTAACTCGGCGCCTTCCAGCCAAGAAAGTGATCACTATTAAATCACCTCAATATTACATGAATAATCGCGAATATTTTATTAACTTTATAAATCGACTCTTTGAGCCATATAAAAAAAAATTATTAGAAAATTTAGAGGAATATAAATGTGATAAAAGCGGAGATGATCCATTTAGTTTATTGACACATCAAATGATCGTAAGAGATTACATTAATTTAATTACACCTTACCGAGGGTTATTGTTATATCATGGGTTAGGATCGGGCAAAACCTGCTCTTCTATTGCCATCGTAGAAGGAATTAAAAGCGAAAAAGAAATTATGATTTTATTGCCAAAATCACTAGAAGAAAATTATAAACAAGAACTTAAAAAATGCGGTGATATATTATATAGAAACAATCAATATTGGGAATTTATTACTATAAAAACAAATCCAAAGTTGAAAGACGCATTGGCAAGCGTATTGTCGCTCTCTCCTAAAGTAATAGAAAAAAATGGCGGTGCGTGGTTCATAGATAACACTAAATCACCAAATTATAGTACGCTAACTCTTAGCGAACAAAAAAGTTTAAATGATCAAATTGACAGCATGTTAAAAAACAAATATACCTTTGTTAGATACAACGGCTTACGAGAGAAAAAGTTTGATAGTATGGTAGAACAAGCTGGAGGCAACCCATTTTCTAATAAAATAATTGTAATTGATGAAGCACATAATTTTGTTAGTAGAATTGTGAATCAAATAAAGCGACCAAAATCACTTGCAATGAAATTATATAATTCTTTACAAAGCGCAGAAAATACTAAAATTATACTTTTAACTGGTACTCCTATTATTAATTATCCACACGAAATCGCAATTATGATGAACATTTTGCGCGGAACTATAAATACATGGCAACTGAAATTAATAAATGAAGGTTCTTTTAAACTAACCGAACTTTCATTAACAAAATTATTCGCATCCAAATTAAATTCGAACATAGATTATTTACGATTTAAAGCCACACCAGAACCTACGTTAACAATTACAAAAAATCCATTTGGGTTTATCTCAACCATCAATAAATATAAAAATTATTCTGGGGTTGAATTGAATGAAACTGGAATGATTAATGATTCAGACTTTATAACTCTTATACGACAAATTTTATTAGAAGAAAATATTCGGACAGAAGATGCCTCAATTACGTTCAAAGCAAATAAATGTTTACCAGATAATAAAGATGAATTTAATAAATATTTTTTAGAAGCAAGCAAAAGAGGTGATCCAATTAAACTAAAAAATATGGAATTATTTAAACGACGAATCTTAGGATTAGTTTCTTATTTTCCAGATATAGATGCTCTTCTTCCAAAATACAATAAAGCCGAGAATTTTAATATTGTCTTAGTTCCTATGAGTAAATTTCAATTCGAGGAATATGAGAAAGCACGCGCAGAAGAGCGTAAATTAGAAAAAAATAATGCCAAAAAAAATGCGCAAAAAGCTCCAGGCGATTTATTTGACTCTGCGTCCACCTATCGAATTTTCTCTCGTGCGTTTTGTAATTTTGTATTTCCTGCTCCTGAAATAATAAGACCTTTGCCAAGAGAGAGTACCTCCATTAGCGAGAGTATTACAGAAGAAACAAATGAAGATTTTTTGGATGCAGTGTTGGTTTCAAATGATATAGGCGACGGAGAAGGCGAAAGAGAAGGCGAAGGCGACGGCGAAAGAGAAGCAGAAGCACAATCCTCCAAAGAAATAACAAGTTACGCATCAAGAATTATGAAGGCATTAGATACCTTAGATAAACGCCGCGACGAATTTTTAACAAGAGATAATCTGGCAATTTATAGCCCTAAATTTTTAACAATTGTAACAAAATTATTAGATACGAGCAATGAAGGGACGCATTTAATTTATAGTCAATTTAGAACCTTAGAAGGGATTGGTATTTTATCCTTGGTATTAAAAGCAAATGGGTTTGCTCAATTTAAAATTTCAAAACTACAAGGCGAATGGAAATTGAACATGAAACCAGAAGACATGGCAAAACCAAAATATATTTTATATACAGGAACAGAACAACCCGAAGAAAAAGAGATTTTAAGAAGCATTTTTAATAGTAATTGGGACTCCTTAGACACCGGTTCTACAAAATCATTATACGAAGAATTACTTACCTTAGATGCTAGCAATGGTGGCAACAAAAACATTTACGGATCCATCATAAAAATTATTATGATTACCGCATCTGGAGCAGAAGGCATTTCATTAAGTAATGTACGATATGTACATATTACAGAACCCTATTGGCATCCTGTTAGAAATGACCAAGTTATTGGTCGAGCCCGCAGAATTTGTAGTCATAAAAATTTACCTCCCGAGAAACAAAATGTAGAAGTTTTTTTGTATTTAATGGAATTTACAAAAGAGCTCGTTGACAATGCCTCAAAAGAATTAAAAAAACAAGATAAAAGTTCATTAGATAAAAGCATCTATATGCTTTATAAAACCAATGAAGATCCCTTTTTAACAAGCGACCAAGCACTTTATGAAATCTCACGACAAAAAGAAAGTATCACACAAGAAATTTTAAAAAATATGAAAGAAGCCTCCATCGATTGTAATTTACATAGCGGTTCAAATGCCGAATTAAGATGTTTATCCATTGGTTCCGTAAACACTAGTAAATATATCTACACGCCTTCCATTGAAACCGACGATAAAGACGATTCTAAAAAATTAAATAAACAGACTAAAACAATCGAAATTAAACCAATCATGATAACCAATAAAGAGGGTCAAAGCGTCGCATGTGGTTATAATATACTTGATTTGAATCCAAGCAATGAAAGTGTTGATCGAATTGTTGAAACCGCGCTTTATACCTTAGATTCTATAAAATCAAAAACTCCGATTGTCATTGGAACAATTTCATTTAAAAATACGGCACCCTTTGGCCGCGAACCAAACTATGAACAGAGAGACGTGATTCTAAATTAAATTGTGGTTAACGTTTTAAATTTGTTAATAATTCAATCATTGTGTCTTGCTTTTTTGCCATGGTTTGTAATAATGTATATACCTTTTCAATCGTTATGACTTCGACTTCCTCAATGGATTCTATGTTCGCAGCAAACGCAACCTTTTTATCACTCAATTTATTTGCTTGTGGAGTTGGAATGTCGTAGGAGCGAGAATTTATAATTTCATTTAATTTTGTATTTAATTCGTTTGGATTAAATGGTTTATCTATTTTTTCATTAAAACTGATTTCTTTTGGTTTATTGTGATTTACTAATTTTATATACTCTGTTTCTACTATTTTTTCATCCATTTTAATTTCAACTGGTTGTAACCGATCACTTCGTCGCTCCATTTTTATAGTTGCTAATAGTTCAACCATTTTACTCATGAGTAGTTTGTTTTTTTCAATTAAATTCATACTTGTATGTGGCGCAATTTCACTAATGATTTTTTCATAGAGTAAGGTTATTTGATGAAATTTATCATTCGAAAGATTAGTAAAGGCATTTGACTCCATTAACATCTGCCAAATAAATGCTTTATTCTCATTTGATACAAAGTTAGACATCTTAGTGAATATATATAGTTACTTCATTTACTATTTATATTTTATAAATTATAAACTATAAATTATAAAATTAAAATCAAAATCTAGAATCTAGAATCTAGAATCTAGAATCTAGAATTGTATTCTTCGACCAAGTTAATTCACTTCATTGAACAATACTTTACGTAATGAGGCAACCTTAGAATCTGGAATGATTGCTTTAAAATTAGGATAGGTTTCCCTCTTTAAGAGTGTTATGATTATATATAAGACATACATGCCACACTCCGTATTTGTTTTTTGATGGGGAATTGTATTGTATATGATTTTGAAGGGTGTTCCTATTGCGTTACTTTGTTCGCTAACTCTATTAATAAAGGTAACGACTTGGTTTGGTGCTTTTGTTCCATTGCTATCAAAAAAATAAATATACTTAAGCGGAATATTTATAAATATACAAATCCAATGGGATCCGGTTAAATAATGTGGATCCGTATTTAAAACAATGCCTATTTTTGTAATATTTTTTTTAATAAAGTCAGTTAGCTGAAACTTACACAAATCCTCATAAACGCATCTATCTTTTATTTTGGTATCAAAGTCAATCGAGGATGCTCCAATTAATTTAAACTTTGGATACGTATATTCATATTGTTTTAAAACTCTCTCTATATCAAAATTTGTTAACCAAGTATAAGGATTTTTTTTCCATTCTCTTGGCGACGGCGGAGCAAAGGTGAACGTGGTTAATTGTTTATCTAAATTTTTTGACATAAAAGGTTGAAACATCCAACATTTTTCATTTGAACATTTATCTTTCAAGTTTTCTTTTATAAACTTCCAAATTGCAAAGGTGTCATTTGTTTTGATTTTATTATTTGGATAATAACTATTCCATGAGGTCTTCATCTTATGTAGACTCGTTGGCACATAGCAAGTATACTTTAATTTTCTAGTTGGGCTACAATTTAATTTAGAAGTACTTGTTTTTTTAGTAAGTTTTTTTTTTTGTGAGTTAGTCATTTATAATTAGTTTAGATATTATTTTTTTTAATCCTTTTGTTCTTAAATAAGGGTCATTTTCATTAATGTCCTTTATGATAGGCAATACAACTTTGGAGTGCTCATGGCTCGTCTTTTTAACAAAGTTCTTTAAATTGGAAGGTCGTTTTTTTTTTATAAAATCTTCTTCTTCGTCTATTGCTTCTGCTTCTGCCGCGTTTATTGTTGCTGGTTCTTCTGATTCCTTCGTAGTTGTTAAATCAGTATATTCTTCTTGATAAAAATCTTTATAATCAACTTGTTTAAAATAATAAATTAGTTGTCCTACATAAGTATTAAAACTAGATTGTAAATTCGTATTTATAAATTCTCCGCGCGTCATATCTTTTGTGAGTTGACATATTCTTTTTTTATAAAATTTAACATCTTTAAGAAGGGTTTTATCATTCTCTTGGCTCTTAATATGAATGCAAGGGTTCCGTAAATATTCAAGCGTTATTTTATTTATATAGTCTTCGTCAATTGTTTGTTCTGCTTGTTCTGCTTGTTCTGCTTGTTCTGCTTGTTCTTCTTTTTCTTTTAGTTCCATAGGTTGTAGTATTATATTAGAAGTTGTTATTTTTTAACATTTGACGCGTGGATTCATTAAATAAGATAGAGTGTGAAGAAGCATGGGAAGAAGCATGTAAAGAAGCATGAGAAGGAGCATGAGAAGGAGAAGGTTGAATCGGTTGAAGAGGTTGAACCTCGGTATTTAAATAGGCACATTTTGAATTTTTATAACTTTTAACCTCTTGTAATTTGTATAAATCACTGCTGCTATCAGGAACGTATTTTGTATGTGGAGCATGTTGTAGTGCGTATACTTGATTTTTTAAGATCGATTCCGTATCAATATTATTAATATAGTTACACCATTTACCATTTGTATTACAAGAATTAGAATTAGAATTAGAATTAGAATTAGAATTATAATGTAGTATTACTGCTTTACATGATTCGTGCGGAAGGATAGTATCTATTAGCATAGTACATAAAGTAGATTGAGGCCTCGGTGAAAGTAATGATTCTACATTTTTAAATTGCATGGTTCGTTCTAAAATTCTATCATTCATTAAATTAAGATAATTTGCTGAACTACTTTGAATGTTCATATAATAGTATACAATAAAAAAAAATAGAATAGTATACAATAAAAAATTTATAATCCTATACTATAGTATAGATTACTATGAATGCACATGCGTTAACTAGAAGGTATTTGACGAATCACCAGCTAAAGAAGGAACGTGTTTTAAGTAAAAAGTTCGGCCAAGACATTGCCGAACAGATTACTAGTTTTTTTGTTACTGAACCTATAACAAAAACACAAAGACTCTTTAGAAGAACTCTTAGAATAAGAAGGAATAATAAAAAATTACATTTATTTTATATGAATTTAACAAAATTAGAAAAAGCAGTAAGAACACATCAAAATCTAAATGGTATAGGCTGGTTACAAACAATAAAACCAGAATTATTGGACTTCATAGCTACATATCAGGAAGATGATAGTTATACTACTAAACTACCTGGTATCAATGAAAAGTTACAAGAATTACGTGATAAAATAAATAGTATGACGGAAGTTCCAAGCGACTATGAAAACATAAATCTTCGTAGTCTAATTCGTAGTATCATGCATTTGATCTATGATAATTTTTCTTCAGATACGTTGTGGCTGACTCCGGTCAGAGCAGAACGAGCTACACAAGTATATTATCCACCAATGGGGCAAGGGTTAAAAAAAAAA